GAATGATGAAAGCATTCCTAAGAAAACTATCAGTGCTCAGGAACTAATTCTAAACATTTTGAAGGAGAGAGCAGAGACTGGTCGTGTTTATATTATGAACATTGATCACTGTAACTTCCATTCTTCCTTCAAAGATAAGGTAAATATGAGTAACCTCTGTCAAGAGATTACTCTACCTACTACACCTCTCCAACATATCGATGGTTCTGGTGAGATTGCTCTATGTATTCTCTCTGCTATCAACGTCGGCAAACTCAAGTCTGTTGATGAATTGGAAGAGTTGTGTGATCTTGCTGTTCGTGGTCTGGAAGAACTGATTGACTATCAGAACTACCCTATTGCTGCTGCTGAAATCAGCACCAAAGCACGACGCTCTCTCGGTATTGGTTACATTGGACTCGCTCATTACTTAGCACGACATGGAGAACACTACGACGACCCAGGAGCATGGAAACTTGTCCATGATCTCACTGAATCCTTCCAGTATTACCTGCTTAAATCAAGCAACACCATCGCCAAGGAGAAAGGTAAGTGTACTTATTTCGATAGAACGAAGTATTCAGACGGTATCCTCCCAATCGACACTTACAAGACAGCTGTCGATGAAATCGTCCCCAACGAGCTGAATCATGATTGGGAATCTCTTAGATCATCTATCACCACCTACGGTCTACGGCACTCAACACTGTCCGCACAAATGCCTTCGGAGAGCAGTTCCGTTGTGTCAAATGCAACAAACGGAATTGAACCACCAAGAGACTATTTGTCCACTAAGAAATCAAAGAAGGGACCACTTAAGCAAGTTGTTCCACAGTTCTCTACCCTGAAAAATAATTATACTTTGTTATGGGAGATGAAGTCTAACAAAGGGTATATTAATATTGTATCAGTGATGCAAAAGTTCTTTGATCAGGCTATCAGTGGGAATTGGTCCTATAATCCAGAAAACTATCCTGACAATGAAGTACCTGTGTCTGTAATGGCACAAGACTTGCTGACTACATACAAATACGGTTGGAAGACCTCTTATTATCAAAACACATATGATAGTAAAACTGATGATGTAGAAGAGGAGAAAAAACAGAGTATCGAAGACTTGTTAAACGACATTTTACAAGGAGAGGAAGAAGATTGTGACTCCTGTACAATCTGATTTAGGAACCCATGATGCTATCCAGTCTCCTCGATATGGGGACTGGAGAATACATGAGATCTCATCATTCCCTGGAATTCTAGTCAAAGACTGTCCAAATCCATTTGATTTACCTTATCGATTGGTAGACGGGAAACATAGAGTAGAGCGAGCGATTGCTTAGGGACAAACCAAATCCTTGTTTAATGTAATTACATATAACAGGGTCAAATTAGAACTAAAACCAGCACTAACTAAATGGGAAGAACAGAATCATGACAGTCGCTAACTTTAGAGTAAGTGAAACAAAAAGACCTAAGGGTATAACGGTATTCAATACTAATATTGTTGATAATACAAAACAAAAAATGTTCTTCGGACCTCCTCTGGGGGTTCAACGTTATGACAAATTTAAGTACCCAATCTTTGATAAACTTACCCAGCAGCAACTGGGATACTTCTGGCGTCCAGAAGAGGTATCGCTCCAAAAGGATCGTGCCGACTATCAGACACTTAATGCAGCACAGAAACACATCTTCACTAGTAACCTTAAGTACCAAATCCTCTTGGATTCTGTACAAGGGCGTGGTCCTGGGATGGCTCTTATGCCTCATTGTTCACTACCCGAACTTGAAGCTGCCATGAATATCTGGCAGACTATGGAGATGATCCATAGTAGGTCTTACACTCACATCATTAAGAACGTATATGCTGACCCTTCTATTGTCTTTGACCACATTCTAGACGATGAGAAGATCCTACAACGGGCACAGTCTGTTACAGGAGCATATGATGAGTTCTTACAGGCAGCAGCGACGTGGGGTTCTGGTAATATGTGGGAACATAACCTTAATGAAGTGCCCGTGGCACAAGGGGAACTGTATGAACTTAAGAGAAAGTTGTATAGAGCTGTTGTTAACATCTATATCCTTGAGGGGATTCGATTTTATGTCTCGTTTGCTTGTTCGTTTGCTTTTGGTGAACTTAAACTGCTGGAAGGTAGTGCTAAGGTCATTGGACTCATCGCCCGTGATGAATCCCAGCATATGACCATCACCCAAAACATCATAAATAAGTGGAAGCAAGGTGATGATCCTGATATTGTCAAAATTGCTGAAGAAGAACATGACAACATCGTTGAAATGTTCAAACAGTGTGTTGAAGAAGAAAAACTCTGGGCAGACTATCTATTCAAAGATGGTTCTATTATTGGACTTAATGCTAAATTACTTCAAAAGTATGTTGAGTGGATTGCCAACCGTAGAATGAAGTCTATTGGACTAAAACCTATCTTTGATGTTCCTGCCAACAACAACCCACTACCCTGGACTGAGCATTGGTTGTCCTCTAAGGGTCTACAAGTTGCTCCTCAAGAAACTGAAGTGGAATCATATGTGATTGGAGGAATCAAGCAAGATGTTAAAAAAGATACGTTCGCTGGTTTTAAACTATGACAAAAGACTTTGGGACTGGTTGGAAGGCGAGGGCGATTCGAGACCCAAATCTAACAGATCGTCAATGGACCGTACTAAATCTCGGTCCCACAAGTCTGTCCGAAGTGTGGATTCTCCTAGCAATGAAATTAAAATACCAGATCCGTGGGATTGATGGGAGAGAATGAAGACACAAAGTGCTAAAGCGAAAGGAAGAAACCTACAAAAGTGGGTCCGCCAAATGTTGATCGAGATTCTAGATGTCCACCCTGAGGATGTCGAGTCTCGATCTATGGGTGCGGGTGGGGAAGACCTAATCATGGCACGCGCTGCTAGAGAAAAATTCCCCCATAGTATTGAATGTAAAAATGTAGAAAGACTTAACGTTTGGGATGCTTATGAACAAGCACAGGATAACTGTGGTAAGTATGAACCAATCGTAGTTATGAAGAAGAATAGAAAAAAACCGTTAGTTGTTGTAGACGCTGAATATTTTATTGAACTTTTTAATAAATAGAAGAGCCTAACTCTTTACTCATGGAATTAAATCCAAGGAAAGGGGAAGCCAAAAAGGACAACAAATTTGAGTGGGCGGATGAGGGTGTATCAACTCTCGTCCGAGTTATTATTCTTGGATGGTCAGCAGCAATTCTGACTCTTAATTATGTAACTGTTCCTGGTGTTCCTCAAAAAAATATAGATCCGACATTTATAGCTAGTGTTTTTACAGGAACGCTCGCAACTTTCGGGGTCATGCCTTCTAAAAAGAAGGAAGAAAAACAAGCACCTACAGTGGAGAAGAAAGATGCAAAAATTGATTAATGGTGTCGCGTTATTATCTGGTCTAGTTTCTTTAGCTGTCCTAGGGGGTGGTGCTTATCTTTACGTTCAAAAGGATACATTAATTGAAAATGCTAGGGAGAAAGCAACTGCTGCTATCACCGAAGCAATCACAGAAGCACTCCCTGGTATGATGGATAGTGCTATGCCTGCCTTGCCCAAGACTACAGGTCCCGAGTTGCCATTCTAACCATGAGTATATTTACCCCCGAGAAAAAAGATACCGAGCAAGCGCCGAGCAAGTCGCCAGTCAAAGTGATTGCTCTTGCTTTAGGATCTGTATTTGCTGTAGCACATATAGGTTTACTTGGTTATATTGTTAGACAGGAACCTGAACCTAGTGTTCAACCTCCTGTTCTTAATCTTCCTCGGGGTCCTTATTCTTCTTATAAGATTAAGGCAGGTAAGAATGGTTATGAAATTGAATTCCGTGCTGACGATCCTAAGGTTTTGGAGTCTGAAAGGTCTCTAGATGTTGATAAAGAAAAGAGAGGACTCTTTGGTGGTGGATCTGAAATTAGAAATGAGTACCGTCGTGATCAGTTCACTCGTGAAGGTACTCGTAACCTAGGAGGTGCAACAGGTGAAGAGGGAAAGTCTGCAAAAGAAGTAGAGTGCATCGTGGCGGACGCTGGAGCACGATCGCAAGGTGCAATGGCAGGTAGTGCTGTCGCTGCTGGCGTTGCTGTCCCTGCCCTTTCCAGTATCCCCTATGTGGGTTGGTTAGCTGGTGGTTGGGCCCTGCTTTTAGGACAGAAAGCAGGTTCTGAATTGGGTTCACAAGTTGGTACAGTATTTAATGATTGTTGATGGATATCCCTATTATTACTGGTATTAGTATTGACATTAAAGATATTCAGATCAATGACATACAAACTCATAGATACACAGAACCATCAATACCTGTAGCTCCACCAGTAACTGTCAACATTGGTGTACCTATTGTAAATATCCCTGGTTGTGTGGAGGCACATGAAACAAACAACCCAAAAAACAACCAAGTTAAGTCTGATGACGAAAGAGGACTGGTTACGTATTGTGACGCTGGTGTCCCTAGTTTTAATCCTATTCAGTATGAACCTGACCAGATGATTATCACGGGACCTCCTGCCGTTGGTGGAACCAAAACAGAGAAACCAAAACCACCAGCAGCAACACCAGAAGTAACCCCACCTCCTGTTGCTAGTGCTGTTGTAGAATGTCCGACACCAACACAAGAAGCAAAAGAACCTGTTGGCACATACGTACAAGGATATAGAAAGAAAGTTGTTGAATACAAACTGACTGGTAATGAATGTATTCAGATTACAGAAGCAGTGGGTATACCTGAGCAAATTATTGCTGGTCTTCCTAGTGGCGGACAGGTATCATCTGTTGCTGGTATTGCTGTCATTGCTACTACATCAGCACTACTAGCAAAACCGCTGGCAGACGTACTATTGAAAGCAGTCAAACCAACGGTTAAGAAAGTTATGAAAAAGATTTCGGCAATAAGAAATAAACCTATTCCTGTGAAGTCGTCAGGGGATCGCCGAGCAGAGCAGCGCCAGATGAACTCTGCTGTGAAAGCTCTTCGTTCTGTGTTCCCGAGGAGGAAGAAGGGGAAGGGATAGCATGAACATGTGGATGCTTATGTCTTGGTGGATTGTTTACCACAACATCAGCACATACTTTATAGTAAGGACTCTTAGGATGGAATTGAATTCCTTTCAACTTTAACTCACCACAATTTTTAAGTCTTGCAATCTCAAAGTCTAATCTTTTATTGGCAACTAGTTGACT